ATCCACTATGGATAGGACCAGTGATGCTTATGTTTATGGTAGTAATGATACAGACTCTTCATACTCTTACTCATTGGCGTATGGAGATTGATGCTGATGCATATTGTAAAAACAATGCTGAGTGGGTAGAGTCTAATGAAAATGGTGGTGATGATTGGTAACTTATAGATAGTAGTATAATACAATTAGTTGAATGGATAAACTGAGAATAAGATGTTGTTCCTGCAATAAGGAATTAGAAGGTTCTGCTGGCAAATCAATATGTTGTGGTTGTTCTAATATGACAACTATTAAAGGTGATATTGTTTCTGCTCGTGATATGTCAAAGGTTGTTATGGTAAATACACCCAATAAGATATCGAAGAATGGTGTATTGAGACCAGAAGATATTGAATGGCAAGAGAAGAGAAGACAACGTAAGGTTAGAAAAATGGACTTCGAGGTGCGATAAATACTAAAAAAAGTACTGTGAATAATGGGATTAATCTTTAACGGTAACGGAGATGTAATAAAGGCTGTCGATGGTAGTCTGACTGTAGAGGGATTGGATCTCGATAGTAGTAGTACAAATATTAATGCTGGTATTGTAACTGGAACGTCAGCAAACTTTACTGGTGCTGTTTCTGTAGGTGGTGCATTAACATACGAAGATGTAAAGAACGTAGATTCAGTTGGTATAATAACAGCAAGAGCAGGTATAGACTTAACTGGTGGTAATATAACTCTTGATGATAGTAGTGGTGTAACTGCTGATAGGATTGTATTAGGAAATGGTTCAGATTTCCACATATATCATCCAGGTACAGACTCGATGATTGACAATAATACGGGTAATTTAATACTCCGTTGTAATGTCAATGCTGATGTTGGTGGTAATATTAAATTACAACCAAAAGCAGGTGAAGAAGGTATTGTTGTTATTCATGATGGGTCCGTTGAACTCTACCATAATAATTCAAAGAAGGTAGAAACCACTAATACGGGAGTAACTGTAACAGGAACTGTTGCTGCAACATCTTATACTGGTGATGGTTCTAACTTAACTGGAATTACTCAAGTAGGTGGTGCAACTACTGTAGGATTTGATGATAATAAACCAATTTATTTTGGATCTCAAGATGATTATAAGATGTATTGGAATGGTACTAGGATGTACTTGGAACCTACAAGTTCATCGACTACTCAAATACTTGAGATAAAATCAAATGATCAGATGTATATCAACTCTAAAGATCAAGGGTTGTTCCTTATGTCTGGTAATCAGAATGTTATAGACATCTATGGTGGTGTCGGTGGTGGAGTATATTTTAAACATAATAATAGTCAAAAATTAAAACTTGAAGGTGGTAATTGGACATATTTAAACGGTGCTACTGTTACTCATGCTGGTGATGTATTCATTCCTGATAAGATAGTTCATACTGGAGATACTAATACTGCTATCAGATTCCCTGCTGCTGACACATTTACAGTAGAGACAGGTGGTAGTGAAAGAGTTCGAGTCGATTCAAGTGGACACATGGGACTTGGTATAACTCCAAGTGATATTGATTCGATTGGTAGAGCATTAAACATTGCTAGTTCTACTGGTGGTGCAATATATCTACAAGATACTGATGCACCTACTTCAAAATTTGCAGCAATTTCATACAATGGTAGTACTGCTGCATTACAAATTCATGCACATCATAGTTCCAGTTATATTGATTTTGGAACTAACGGAACAGAAAGACTTCGCATCACATCAGATGGGCAAGTAAATATTGGTACTACTGCTAACTATGGAACAATAGGAACAGCAGCAGCGTTTCAGATTTATGGAAGTAATGCTGGAGGCAATGTCAGTCAAAATATAATTAATCATGCTTCTGCAAATGCTTCTTCAACTTGTGATATTAATATCTGGCAGAATTATAGATTAGCAAATAGAATTATATTTGGAAGAGAGAACGCAAATAATTGGCAATCAAGTGCTGCTGGTGCTGCAAGTTATACTGCATTTTATACAAATAATGCTGGAACAGTTGCAGAAAAACTTCGCATCACATCAGGTGGACAATTAGTACAAACTACAACTCATACAACAGGAAGTTCTGCTCATCAAAATACTGGTTGGTATGGTGATGATGCTAACCATTATAATATTGAATATACGGATTTTAATGAGATGTATGCATTAAAAACTCTTAATTCCAATACTTATGATGCTATTGTATATAAAAGAGAAACGATGACTCAATTTTGTGATATGGAGTTTACGTTTACAGGAAGTGCACCTGGTGGTGCTTGGAGACATTTTGGCATTGCTATTAATGGGGACGGTAGTGATACTTGGAGTAATTTTGATAGGATAGTATATAGAGTTAATAGTAGTACTCCTGGTAATAATCATGTAAGATTAGATAAAGCTGGTGGTGGAACTGGATTTACTTCTCAAGGTACACATGTTACAAACATATTTGATGGAAATGAACATCATTTCCATCTTCAAATAAGAAAAAGACAGTTTACTGTTAGTGTTGATGGAACTTTAGTTTGTGATATAATGACTGATGCTGATTTAAATCGTTCTAGTGGATATCCTGGATTTGTAATCTATGAAGCTTCTACTGACAATCCTTGGATGAAAGTAAGAGACTTTAAGATAAGAAATCATACTGCTAATGCGAAGGCAAATAGTATGTATGCAGGTGGTAATAAATTTATACAATTGTCTAGAGCCTCTGGTAATAGTAGTGAAACATTTACTAGAGCACAGATGGGAATGGATGATAATGAAGCAGCATTAATATACGTTACAGTTTCAGGAACTAATCTTTATGATTATGGTTATCACTTCTTCCATTGGCATATGCCTAGAGGAACTACCTCATCAGTTACAGACAATATTGTAGCTTCATATAAGGCTTCTAATGTTGGTACATTTAGTGTTACAAATAGTACTAATGATCTTGTTGTTAGTAAAGATAGTGATTTAACGTGTCACGTTACTATTATTGGTGGTGGTGGAAGAAGGAGTCACCTTGGTTGGTAATAAATCTGCTTGACAAAGTGAGATAAATTCTCAAGTCTGCTTAACGTATAAATACTTTTACTCAAATCAACAACTTGCATCCTCTACACAGCAGGGAGGTTTGAGAGCAGAATTTTAAAACCGAATATGACAGACAAATCTATTGAGTCTGAACTCAAGGACGTTCATAAGAAACTGAACGATATTGAAAAGAAACAAGAGATGATGCAAAAGTTATATCAATTAGATAGAGACAAGCAAGCAAAGATGGGAGAACGCCCATCAACACACGTTCATGAAATGATGTAATAATATATAAATGTAACACTTGACAACAATGTTATAATGAATACGGATATAAAACAGTATGGACAAACACGACATACCATTCTTAGGAGATTTTTATACTAAAGCAGAAGTTGATGCTATGGTTGCTGCTGCTCTTGATGAAGCAAGAGCAATAGACGAAGCATCAATGGCAGAGCATAACTTCAAGGCAACCATTATTAGTATGGTACTTGGGTTTATATGTCTTGCATTGTTTCTTGATGGAACATTAAGGTTACTTGGTATTATTCCACCTTTCCTTGATATAGATATAAGTATAGTGGATAAGATTGCTGAGAAAGTTGAGACAGAGGTTATACCTTTACTCAACCAAGCAAAAGGATATATACCAAGGATATGATTGATACATCACCAAGTTCTATAAGAGTATTTCTTATCATTGTTTTATCAATTACTTGGTTGATTATTTTTAATACTCCAACAGAGGAAGAATAAAAATGAATCCCGTAACAGACATAGTATTTTCCGTAACATGGATTCTTCTTTTAGTGTGGGCTATAAGGTCTATATCTAAGGGATGGAATGTTAAGCAAAATTCTAATCTTAATGGTATGTGGACAACACAAGTACAGAAACCAATTCATCCAGAAATGATGGATGTGAAACCTGGTGAAGAACTTATGGGTGTAACCTTTGGTGGACAGAGTTGTGATTTAGAAGTGTATAAAGATCTTCAAGAACGTATCGAACAATTAAAGGAGGAACTAGAAGATGAAGATGATGACGGAGACATTGTGGTAAGGGTATGATTTTTATTTCTAAACCATCTGTGTATACTTTACCTGGCACATGGGAAAAGCAAGATGCTGTAATCCATCATTTAAATCTTACTCCTGATCAAGGATTAATTTTATTTTTTGGTTTACTTCTTTTGGGTTTAGTTGCATATGGCATCTACATGACATTTGGTGCTGGTAAAACAGATTTAAGAGATGCTATTGACGAACATGCTAAAATGCATGAACTAGGCATTGCACACGGACATGGTGGCAACAAAGATGCCTATGAAATGTCTGGCAAATTAAAACACGAACACGAAGAATGACTTTTTTGATAGGAATAATGTCCTTTGCAAACTTTGTATTCTATCCATTGGTGGTAGGAACTATTGTTGCTGTAATAATAGAACAGATACTTAGGGCAACAGGCAATGAAGAAGACGTTAAAGCAGTTAGGAATGTAACAATTGCTATGGGCATCCGTAAATATTTGTGGAGACAAGCATGGCTTTTTAATGTAATATGGTTTGTAGGGTACGGTATACTTCTACTAGTAAACCGTCCTGGACAGCAAGCAATGCCAGATATGATTTGGCAGGGCTAAATACCACACTTAGAGATTTTTTATTATGAGCGAAGAGTTCACTAGAATAGCATCAGCACTTGAAAGAATTGCAAATGCATTAGAGCATTTGCATATTGAACAGATTGATCATGCTCACATAGATGACATCGGTGAGATACATGGTGATGTAACAACTCATCCTAAGAATTTTTAATCATGCCTAAAAAACAAACACTTAAGTTTTCTATTAGACAAGATGGATTAGTCTCAGAAGAAGTTTTCGGTGCTATTGGTACTGAATGCCAAAACCTAACTAAATCTATAGAGGAAAAACTTGGTGAAGTTACTTACATAGAACCTAAGCCAGAATACTATCAACAAGAAAATGTCACACTTCAGCACAATCAAAACGAAAATAAAGAACAAGCCTGAACTTTTAGAGGCATTATTAATCTTAGGACATGATGTTCAAGAGAATCAAGAACTTGTTATTACAAATCCAGATCACGCTAAGAATCATCCTGTGGTTTATGCGGAAGTTGCTGTATCAAACGATATTGGATTTCGTTGGAATGAAGAAACCGAAACTTATGATCTTTATTCTGATCATGCTACTTGGAATCTTGATGTTCCTCCTTCTAGGTTTTTAGATAAAGTTACTCAACAATATGCAAGGATGACAGTTCATAATCAAATTAAGGAATTGGGATTTCAGATAGAAGAAGAATGGGAGATGGATGATAACTCTATTGAATTAACTGTCACAAGGTGGGATTAATATACTTGACTTTTATAGCATATACTTCTATAATAAACGGGTACACAATTCAAAGCAATGACGCTTACTAAAAAATTTAAGAAAGATCTACCAATCCTTCGTGCCGCAGCAAATAAAGAAATTTATTTGGATGTAAAAAACCCAAAACTTTATAAGAAAGTTACAAGGTATTATGTTAGTGAAGGATTAGTAGAACTTTCTGGTGAAGATCCAGATGCTGATTATAATACTATTATAGAATGCATTGCTGAAGATTTAGTAGGAGCAGCATAAAATGAATGTTATTATGGAACGGTTCCCATACCGTTATGTTGAGGCAGGTACATTAGAGAACGGTAAACCTGATTTTCGTATCCAGAAGATGGGAAGGTATTCCCCTAGATATAAGGATATGTATCTTTGTGATAATGGTATGCAGTTGACACAAGCTATCGAAGACTTTGAATATACAAAATGGTTAGATCCAGATTGTGTCCCTTGTTATGTAAAAGATGAGTAAAGTTGCTTTAATAACTGGTATTACAGGACAGGATGGTTCCTACCTTGCAGAACTTCTATTGGAGAAGGGATATGAGGTACATGGAATTGTTCGTCGTGCTTCTTTAATTAATACCCATCGGATAGATCACATATATCCTCAGTTGAAATTACATTATGGAGACTTAACTGATGCTACTAATCTTATTAGTGTCATTAAGAAGGTTGAACCAGATGAGATATACAATCTAGGTGCTCAGAGTCACGTTAAAGTTTCTTTTGAGACACCTGACTATACCGCACAGGTGGATGGTTTAGGAACTCTTAGAGTTCTTGAGGCTGTTCGCCTTCTTGGTATGGAGAAGAAGACTCGTATCTATCAGGCATCTACATCAGAACTATATGGATTAGTTCAAGAGACTCCACAGACAGAGACTACACCTTTCTATCCACGTTCCCCTTATGGTGTTGCTAAATTATATGGGTATTGGATTGTTAAGAACTATCGTGAGTCCTATGGGATGCATTGTAGTTCTGGTATTCTCTTTAACCATGAGTCACCGAGACGAGGTGAGACTTTTGTAACTCGTAAGATTACAAGAGGATTATCACGTATCTCTTCTGGACTGGAAGACTGTATTGAACTTGGCAATCTTAATGCTAAGAGAGATTGGGGACATGCTAAGGATTATGTTGAGGCAATGTGGTTAATGTTGCAACAAGATGAACCAGATGATTATGTAATTGCTACTGGAAAACAATACTCTGTTAAAGAGTTTATTGCAGAAGCAGCACCTCTATTTGGTTTTAACATTGAATGGATGGGTGAAGGATTGGATGAGATTGGATATGATTGGGGAATGAAAAAACCTATCATTAAAGTTAGTGACAAATATTTCCGTCCTGCTGAAGTTGAATCTTTATTAGGAGATCCTACTAAAGCAAAAGAAAAATTAGGTTGGGAACCTAAAACAACATTTAAAGAACTAGTTGAGGACATGTGCATTTATGGACAGTAATAGTAAAATCTATGTGGCAG